CCTTCAGCACCTGAAGCGGTGTTTTGTTTATCAAAACCTGGTTGTACTTGTAATTTCTTTAAAGCCATATTTCCCCACTATACTAGTTTTTGGTTGAAAATCTAGTAGTCCTTTTCTTCAAAAAGGTTGAAAGCTATAGCATATTTTTCTGTTTTTTGCTTGTTGAGTTTTGTGTAGTGATCTAGAAAAGCACTAAACATTACTAGTTTGTTTTTTTTAGGTTCCACCTCTATCTTCAGCTCAGGAAAATATAAGGTCTGATCATTATCATTTAAATAATATACTCCAGCAAATATAGCTGCTCCATGTGTATGACGATTAGTTTTATCTCTAAATCCTGTTTTGATACCCCAAGCTTCTTTTAATCTGTAGCGAGGTAAAGAAGGGCCATGCTCATCTAAATAGTCTATCCCCTCTTGAACTATATCAATAAACTTAGGGTCTTTAGCAAACAACCACCACGATGTCATTCTACCTTTTACATTTGTTTTATAGTTTCTATTGTCTTCTGACTCAATTCCTTTTTCTATACCTTTTATAAAATAGTTTATGTGATCTGTTTTCACTTCACACTCAATTAAAAAACATGGTTTTTCAACTTTCTTTTGTATGTCTTTAAATATTTTCATTTTAAAAAAACCTTAATATTAAAAGCTAAACTTAATCTATTTAACTTACTGTTATTTCTGGAGACTGAATGAACTACAGCAGCTGGGAACAAAAGTAATAAACCATCTGTTGGTTCTACTACGACTGTTTGTCTGTTAAATGCATTATCTTCTCTTTCAAGATAAAATATATTACTTGACCAAGAACCATAATCAGGATTCATTAATTGCATGTGTCCTGAGTTTTTAGGGACTTTCATATAATAGACACCAACAAAATCTAAAGCATCGTGCACATGTTGATGTTGTTTGTTATAGTCATTAGGACCATTTACATTAAACCACATATTTTGAATTGTTATATTATGTGTATGCTTAACCTTATATTCCTTAACGTGTTCTCTTATTTTTGGAAATATATAATTTAAAAACTCAGAAATTATTGGCGTTGATAAACCTACGTTTGGACTTTGCCAACCTCCCTCGTTCGAAAGACTATTACTTTTAACTTTCTTCTTCATATCTAAAGTAAATTTAATAAGTTTATTATTAAGTGTCTTGTTCTTAAAAACATAGCTAGTCATAGGTACAGCAAAAATTGTTTGTGTCATTGAACCTCCACGCAAGAATCAGCATCCCCTAGTTTACCGATGGGAAATAAATTAAAAGCGATACAATATCTAGTTTTGTTAGATAAGTGTTCACCTATGCAATGATATAAATTACTTGGAAAGAAAATTACAGTATCATTTTGAGGAGTAGCTCTAATTTCTGCTGAATTATTAATGTTATTGGATGTGGTCTCAAGATTAAAACTTACATTGTTATCATGATGAAAAATTATAGGTGCAGAGTTTTTATAAACGATGGGGTAGTAAACACCACTATACATACAGTTTTTATGATTGTGATACATAGACTGTTGTTTCTTATCTGTTTTACTTATCCAAGAAGTTGAGATTTTAAAATCATTTTTGTAAGCCATAATATCTTTTTTAAATTTAGTAAACTTTGAATAAAGTTTAGTTTTTAATTTAGGAAGTCTATCTAAAACATCTTTTTCTTTTGAAGAATGAGTAAGGTTTCCTTTAGCATGAGGGGTGTTTTGATAACTTTTAAAAGTTTTTATATTAGTTATAACACTCATTATTTCATCTATTTGTTTCTTAGAATTATTAAGTTGACCTATAAAAAGAGTCTTAGGAAATAAAAATAAAGCTATATCTTTCATTTTTCTAATATAATATTCCATTCTAATTTTTCTATAATCTCTTCTAAATGAACTTCTCTTAATTTATTAGCTATAATATGTTTATGAAGTTCTTCGACATCTACAATAATCCACTGACTTAATGTTTCAACAACCATCTTATTAGCTGTGGTAGTTGTACGACCTTTTTTAGCTGTTCTACCGTCTTGTTGTTTTCTTAAGGGCCTTACATCAAATCTTAAACCTTCGTTTAATCTACCTTTCAATATACCAGAAACATCCCAAAGTTCGTTTTTACTAACATCTTTACTTGGCCATGTAACATCAGTTAAATGATTCTTAGCAAAACTTTTAGCACTCATTGTATAATATTGATCCTTTCAATTTATTTCGATCCCATTCTACAGGATGTGTCCAAGAAGACAAGGAGTATTTAGTTCCAGATATTAATGGATAAGCCACGTGTGGATGAGTAACCTGTGATGGCCAAACAAAACACCATCCTTTTGGAATATCTTTGTTGGTCCATTTCTGTCTAGGAAACTCTACATGACACCCTTTAAATTCTGTGTTTAGTTTTACGTTTAAAGTAAACTTACTTGTATCGTTGTGTAGTTTTACATTCTGTCCTTTACGATGATATTTTATAACCATCGGAGTAAACCAGCCTGTTATATAACTACCAGGAAATTGAGAGAATAGAAGCGGTGTAATTCTTTCTTTGTATTGTGTACAAAGGTTTTTAAATAAATCTTTGTGTATCTGATTAAAAAACAGAGTGTCCCAAGGACAGTCTCCTGTTTCACCTTCTGTTTGATTGTATACTATGTAAGGTGAAAATTGTTTTTTCTTTTCTTCACAAATGTTTACTAACTCATCACAAAATTTTTCTGTGTAGAAAGGAGTTATTAATATATCTTTCACAAACTTATATTTTTTACCACAGTCAGGATGTGCAGCTTGATTTAAATTCATTTAGAACCTTTTCTTGTGCTTAATGGAGTGGCTATGTAAGACCTCATATCATAGGATAAAGCTTTTTTATTTACTTCATTGTAATGTAAAAAACATTGTACACACTCTTTACCATTAAATTCATTTCTCCAATGCTCTATCTCACATCCTTTGTAAACTGCTAGGTCTCCTGGATTAAGATTAAGTTCTGTACCATCCATATAAATAGGCCACTTGTCTCCACCTAGAGCAAGGGTCATAGAATATGCACAGGCGTCCCTATCTTTGTGAGGCCAAAGTATATCTCCTTTTTTATAAACTCTTGCATAAGTATATGTTGGTACTAATTTCTTTTTAGTTGTTTTTTCTATAATAGGTTTTAAAGTTAAAGATAAGGTTTCCATTGTACTGTCTGAATAAATACTAAAACTATCTGCTATTTGACCATCACCTATAGTTCCGTAAGTACGATCTTCCGCTTCTTTACAACCATCTTTTATCATTCTTTCTAATGCTTCTTTTCTAACTTTTAAGGCAGAGCAACAAAAAGATGCTAGCTCTTTTGAGAGTGCTTTTCTTACTATCTGATATCCTTTTTTCTTAAACATAATTAATACTTATATTTACCCTTGCGTCTTCGTCTGTACAAGTTGTGCTCTTATGATGTTTAGCTGAATCAAAAAATAAAGCTCGATTTGCTACGCTTTTTATCTTTGTACCGTCCTCTAAAATAGTAAAACCATTATTTGTATTTACATAGAATAAAAAACCTTTGTGTGGAAAAGGCATATCTGTATGTGAATTATGTTCAAATAATTTTTCAGTCTTAGTATAAAGATTACATTTAATTCTAAGTAATGAGTAAAATTTTATTTTGTCTAATAATGGTCTAGCTACTTTATCAAAGTGTTCTTGTGTGCTTAACACCATATCCTTACCATAAAAAAAATGATAAAAACAAAATAAATCAGATTCATCGTAGGCTACACCCTTTCTAAAAAAATATGGAAGTTTACGGATGACATAATTTTGATACTCCTTAAATTCTTTTTTAGGTAAAAAATTATTTACAATTTTATAGTCTTTTGCCATTAGCTATTTAAAACTCTTTCCAAGAAACCATTTTACAATTGAGTATCTAGCTCCTTTTTTAACTGGCTCAACTCTATGATTAATAAAAGACGGAAATACAGCTACAGTGCCTTTCTGCCTAAGTTCCTTACATACAGTCTCTTTATTATTATAACCAAATTTGAAATTACCAGCCTCATATTTTGTTCCATCATTTAGAGACATACTTAAAGATATTTTTCTTGTAAGCCCCTTATAGGCTCCTTGTTGGTAAGGATCTACATCTTGATCAACGTGCCAATTATAATATTGATTTTTATTATATATAGTAAATTGTGTGTCCTCAGAATTTTCTATATCAAAATTCCAACCCGCTCTTTGATTAGCATCTTGCATATAATAATTAAAAACAGAAGTTAGCCACTGATCATTTAAAAAACAAATATTAGAATCTCGTATTTTTAAATCAGTGACACCACCTTTTTGTGGGCTTACTTTACCAGTGTCTATTTTTTGGCTTTTAAGAACATGTGAGACTAAAGCATCACATAGCCAATCAGGTAAAGCATTTTTATAATACCAATAATAATATTTTAAATTCATTTCTTTATCTCTTCTTCTATCTTTTCTTTATCTCTTCTTCTATCTCAGGAAAATATAATACATCTATATCAGATCTAGTAAAAACGTCAATAGCTTCTTTGTGTGTTTCAACAAGAGGTTCATTAGATAGATTAAACGATGTGTTTAAAAGTATAGGTACATTTGTTTTTTTAAAAAATTCTTTTAAAATATTGTAAAGAACTTTGTTTTGTTTTTCATTAACAGTTTGTATTCTGCAACTATTGTCTGCATGCACAACAGAAGGTATTAGATCTTTTTTATCTGGCAAACATTGCACACCGTAAAGCATATACGGTGATTCTTTTAACCCTTGCATATCAAACCATTTGTGTGCCTCTTCTTCTAAAACAGAGCAACCAAAAGGTCTAAACCATTCTCTCTTTTTTACTTTGTTCACAATGTCTTTTCCATTTTTAACTCTTGGATCAAACAATAAACTTCTATTACCTAAAGCTCTCGGCCCTCCTTCTGCACGACCTTGAAATAAAGCAACAATTTTTTTATTTAATAAATGATTAATTGTATTTAGTTCAGTTTTTAATGTCTTTTTTAATTTAGGTTTAGGACCTAAATATATGTCATTAATTTTAACAAAATCTTTTGGATGGTTTTGTTGAAGATATAACAAAGCTGCACCAATACTATTGCCTTCATCTCCACACATAGGATCAACATAAAGATTATGAGTATCTTTTATATATTTTAAAACTTTGTAATTATTTAAAATATTAAGTGCTCCACCACCAGTTAATATTATATTTTTGTTTAAGTGTTTAAACTTATCTAACACCTCTTTGAATGTATTTTCAAATATGCGTTGAACTTCAAAAGCTATAACTTTAGGGTCTTCTCTTATTTGGTATTTATTATTTAAATCATATTGTGTATGAAATAAATCTTTCTTATATAATATATTTTTAACAACTCCGTTACCACCACCGTAAGCTCGCAAGCCCATTGTCTTACCTTCGTTATCATTATTAAAACCTATGTAACCTGATACGTGTGTATAAAGTGGGCACAGTGAATCATAAGAAGATACTTCAAATATTGTCTTAGAACTTAAAGATAAAGGTGTTGAGTTATGTAAAACTTTTTTGTTTTCACCTTCAGACGGAGATAAAAGTTTTTTGTATTTACAATCAAAACTAAATGGTTGTTTTGCTAAATAAACAGAAAGTGTTTCGTATGCATTTTGTCCGTTTTCTAAAGTATAGCTACTGCCTCTACCGTCATAAACAAAAATTAAAGCATCCTTAAAACCTGAACTATATAAAGCTTTAACTGCGTGAGTGATATGATGAGACTTATAATAATGAAAACAATTACGTGTTTCAACTAAATTTAATTTTTTTAACACACCAAATAATTCAGTATCGCCTTCTGTGTCATAACCAGTCGTGATTACTTTATCTATTTTTACATTTAATTTTTTTACTTGTTCTAAACATTTAATAGGAAAGAAACTGTCTCTTTTTACTCTAGATAATCTTTCTTCTTGATTATAATAAATTAATTGATGGTCATTAAATAATGCTACGGATGAGTTGTGATTCTTCTGTATACCAAGAATATTCACTATAAATCAGAATCAAAGTAATTAAAATTTATTACTATTCTCGTATCTGTGTCTGTTTGTGCGACCGCTTTATGTTCCATATTAGATGGAAAAATAATAAGTTTATTTTCAACACATTTTATTTTTTCTTTATTTTTAAGTACCGTACATCCATTATTTGTGTTGACATAAAAGATTGCTGTTTTATGTTTTGGTTTTTTAAATCCCCAATCATCACTATGATAAGCAGATTCAAAAGATGTTCTTGCTAATAACAAATTAGCTCTAATATTGATGATAGCCAATGGTTTTAAAATATCTAATAGAGGTTTAATAATATGATAATAATGAGGTGAGTTTATTCTATTTTTGTGAAAGAAAGAATGAAACAAATAAGAAGAATCAACGTCATCAACTTGAGATGAAGCATAGAACCAAGGAAAATCAACCGAAGTAATTGAATTTTGCAAACTAGCAAAATCATCCTTGTTAAGGATCTTACTATATTCTTTCATACTAATGTTTGTATATTAAAAAGACTAGCTAATCAATACCCACGTAGATGTATCAGGGTTCCAATAAAATTCTCTGTCGTCTCCTGGGTATATGGAGGCACTAGGTGTAGATTGCCATCGTGTGCTTTTCCATACGTAAGGATATAATATAGTTCCATCTTCGTATTCACCTGGGTATGGTGGGTATGGAATTGGTGGATCCCACATAAATGTAGTAGGGTTTAAAGTCCAAGAATCATCCATTCCTACATCTTCCTCTTTTCTTGGATAAAACCCATCGGCTTCTGGGTCATAAGTAAAATGTATTGAAGCGTAATTTTTTCTAAAAGCTCTTGATTGATCTGCTGATTTAGTTTGTGTCCCGTCAGCTGCTATCGTATAGTGAATACCACACATAGTACCATAACTAGTTTGTTTCCAGATACCTCCACCGAATAAATTTTTACAATATTCTTCTCCAGCTATAGAACCGTTTTCGCCAACTTCATTGTCGTCGACAACAACAACTCTTAAAACTTTATTGTTTTTATCTAATTCAGCAAAATGAGCCATTAATCTACCTGTGCCGTTCCAGACACTGTGAATGTCGCTAATTTATCTCCGCCTGGATGTGTAGATGTTGTGTTTGTTCCTGGAGTTACTGTAAATGTACTAGTAGATGGTGCTCTTAAAACAATTTTTCCAGATCCGCCGCTTCCACCGGACGCTCCGCCCTGGTTTCCGCCGCCGCCAGATCCGCCGCCTGTATTTGCTTGAGCTGCTTGTGAAGGTTGTGCGAGCGCACCACCAGCTGTTGCTCCGCCGCCGCCGCCGGCTCCGCCTTGTTGGCTTGGAATGTATGCTCCGCCGCCACCGCCGCCAGCAAATTGAGTATCGCCGCCGCCAGTAATATCTGCATCAGGTGCAGCTTGGCCACCGACCCCTCCTTTACCTTGAGGTTGTCCTGGTTGACCAGCACTTAAAGCTCCGCCGCCAGCACCGTTATAACTTGTGCCTCCATCATTTCCTTCAGGTGGAGTATATCCACCATCGTTTCCAGATGCGCCAGCGCCTCCACCGCCACCCGATCCTCCGGGTTGTGATGTCATTGTTTGTCCACCGTATCCAGCTCCGCCACCAGTCGCAGCGATAACGCCTACAACTTCTGAATCAGAACCTGGAGTGTTAGGCTGTCCGCCAGAACCTCCAGCACCAATTGTTACTGTGTATGGTGCACCAGCGTCTACTTTAATTTCACTTTGAGAAGATAAAGGTGTTGATCCGTAAGATAAACGGAATCCTCCGCCTCCGCCGCCACCGGCCAAATCTTTGCCGCCAGTTCCTCCGCCTGCAACTACTAAATAGTGCACGTCAAAAGTTTTAGCGCCTTGTCTTTGTCCGAATCCGCCTGCTGAACTTGCTCCTCTTGATCCTATAATGGGCATAATCTTTCTCCTCCTAAATTTTTTTATATATTATTAGATTTAAGCTATGGTGTCAACCTCTTTTTATTACGCAAACTGCGTTTGAGCAGCAAAACTTTTGAAAGTTCCGCTTCCCGTTTTAATAATCGTATAAGTATAAATGTCGTT